AATGGATAAGATTATTCTTAAAGCAGCATTGGACTTTGATGACAGAGATGCAGCTTATAAGGAACTAAAGAAGAAATAAAATGGCATTAACAAAAGTAACAGCAGATGTGTTAGACGTATCATTAGGTGCAGATTGGCAAGCTGACATAAAGACTGCTGATTTTAATGCAACTAATGGAGAAGGTTACTTTGTTAATACTACATCTGGATCTGTGACGGTAACTCTACCTGCGGGAACTCAAGGGGACGAAATAACATTTCAAGATTATTCAGGTACTTTTGATGCTAGCTCTATAAACTTTACACCAAACGGAAGTCAAAAAATACAAGGTGTAGAATCTGACTACAGTTGCAGTACTAAAGATACAACGGTAAGATTAATTTATCAAGATGATACACAGGGCTGGAATGGAAACAATCTACTACCAGCACAAGAAAACATACACTTTTTAGTTGTAGCAGGTGGCGGTGGCGGATCCAGCGGTTATGGAGGCTCACCACAAGCTGGTGGAGGCGCAGGTGGCTTAAGAACATCATGGGGATCTTTATCCGGTGGTGGTAATAGTGCTGAAAATCCAATAGCTTTAGCTACCGGAACTAACTACACTGTAACTATAGGAGCAGGTGGTGGTGGTGCAGCAAACAATAGTGGATACATGGCAGGCACGGGTGGTACTTCTCAGTTTGGCACGATAACCACAGCAGGTGGTGGTGCAGCAAGGAACTGGAGCACTTCTGCAGCTTCTGGATCAGGTGGTTCAGGTGCTGGTCAGGCTTATAGTACTAATGGTGGTCCTGGTTCTGGTACCGCAAATCAAGGTTTTGGCGGAGGAGCAGTTACTGTTGCTGGCCCTGGTGCTGGTGGAGGTGGTGCTGGAAGCGCCGGTTCTTGGAGCAGTGGATCTTTAGGAATAGGTGGTAACGGAATAAATATTGATATAACAGGATCAACTGTGAGCTATGCAGGTGGAGGCGGAAGAACCCTCGGTACACCTCCCGGTGGTGGCGGCCAATCCGCGGCTAGTCCTGGAGCAGGTGGAAATGGAACAGCTAATACTGGCGGCGGCGGTGGTGGTGGAAATGGTACAGGCGCGTCTTATATTGGAGGACAAGGCGGTACAGGAGTAGTAATCTTGCGCTACCCAAGCAGCAGGTCTATTACAATACCAGGAGGACTAACATCTACTACATCAGTAGTGGGGTCAGATAAGGTAACTATTTTTACCGCGGGTACAGGAAATATACAATTTACATAGTTATGGCACATTACGCTTTTTTAAACATGCAAAATATCGTTACTGAGGTAATAGCTGGTAAAGATGAAACAGATGGCCCCACAAATTGGGAGATCCATTACGGTAATATTAAAGAGCAATTATGCAAGCGTACATCGTATAATACTTCAAGCAATCAGCACAGTAATGAAGGTATACCGTTTAGGAAAAACTACGCAGAAATAGGAAGCACTTACGATTTTAATCGGGATGCTTTTATACCAGCTAAGCTATATGATAGCTGGACTTTAAACGAAGATACTTGTCAATGGCAACCACCTACTGCTAAACCTGATGGTGAGCATAGCTGGAATGAAGCAGAACAAGCTTGGGAACAAATGAACACATTATAATGGCAGTACGCAAAACTAAAAAAGGAGCAAATCTTAAACGGTGGTTTAAAGAAAAGTGGACCGACGAAAAAGGTAATCCTTGTGGTTCTGCTAAGAATAAGAAAACAAAGAAGTGCAGGCCCTCGGTTAGAATAAACAAATCTACACCTGTAGCATGGAACGAAATGAGTTCTTCTCAAAAGCGAAAAGCTGTATCAGAGAAGAAACGCACAGGTATGGGTAAGCGCACTTCATCTATTAAAAAGAAAAATAAAAAGAAATAATCATGGGAAAAAAAGGAACAACTGTAACTCCTGGAGTGTTTAAGAAAATGGCAGGAAGAGTTGAAACAAAAACAGGGCCTCTTAAAAGAACGTCAGTGCCTTTAAAAAAACAAAAAAAATCTAGCTACGGCGGATATAATAAATAATTATGGCATTAACAGAAAAGCAAGAAAAAACATTGCCCATTGAATTAAAAGAGGCAATTAAAAAGAAGAAAGGTTTTATGAGAATGGAAGATGGGTCAGAAGCTACAGGTGGGCCATTCCCTAGATTTTGTGGAGGTATGTCAAAACCATATAAAAAATAATGCCACAAAAGTTATCTCCAGCGGCTCGTAAGAAAAAGGCGGCCCGTGACCTTGCATATGCTAAGACTCCCCGGCGTAGAGCTATGAAGGCGGAGACACAAAAGAAAAGACGCGATGCAATTAAGAAGGGGGTAAATATAAAAGGTAAAGACTGGGATCACAATAAGAAAAGGTTTGTTAGCGTTGCAGCTAATAGAGGTGGTCACGGTAAAGGAACTAAGAAATACAATACTACATGAAAGCAATACCATTAACAGCGAAGCATGCTACATGCACTTGTGCAGCAGATACTCCGTTAACTCGGAAGAAAGGCAAAGCACCATCTCGTAAAAAATCAAAAGGCTATTACGCTAAGGTCAAATCAGGCAGTGGCACTGGAAGCAAAGCTGGTGGTGGTATGACAGCTAAAGGTGTAGCTAAGTATAGAAAAGACAATCCAGGTAGCAAATTAAAGACCGCTGTGACAACTCCGCCATCTAAACTTAAGAAAGGAAGTAAAGCAGCTAAACGTCGTAAAGCATTTTGTGCCCGAAGTAAAAGCTGGACATCAGAGCGTGGCAGAGCAGCACGTCGTAAATGGAACTGCTAACATATATCTTATAAATATTATTCAATTAAATTAAATTAAATGGCAATACAATTCGGATCCCCGAAGATAGTCAAAGAACTAAGCTTTAAGAAAGAAGCTAAAGACGGACTAATCTCAGGAATAAACAAATTAGCAGAAGCAGTAGGCAGTACGCTAGGTGCGTCTGGTCGTACAGTAGTATTAGAAGATGACTTCGGTAACCCTCACGTTACAAAAGATGGTGTGACCGTAGCAAACTATATAAACTTAGAAGACCCAGTAGAGAACCTAGGTGTAACCATGCTCAAGCAAGCGTCTAGACAAACAGCATCAAAAGCTGGTGACGGAACAACAACCTCAACGGTATTAGCACAATCGGTAATTAAAAATTACTTTGATTTAGATGCGGAGAAGTATTCGTTTCGAGATGTTAAAAACGGTATGCTCGCGTTTACTAAACTTACGGTAGATGCGCTTACTAAGAAAGGTGTAGCTGTAGATGATAAACGATTAAATCATGTGTCACGCATATCGGCTAATAACGATCCTCTACTTGGGGACTTTATTGCTGAGGCCTTTAAATTAGCCGGGGATAATGGCGTAGTTACAATGGAGACGAGCCCGAGTAATGAAACGTACATCGAAGCGGTCGACGGTACGCATATTAAGTCTACGACTAAAAGTATGTATTTCCATACAAATAAAGAAAAAGAATTAAGTGAGCTGGACAAACCACTTGTGTTCTTATGTTCGTCTGAAGTTTCAAACGTTAGACGAATACAAACAATATTAGAGTTTGCAATCAAGTCCAATCGAGCATTGCTACTCATTGCCCCTTGCGATCAGCAGGTTGTATCGGCTCTCGCGATGAACCACGTAAAAGGCAATATTAAGTGCAATATTATTGATCCTCCATCATTCGGACTAAAGCGGAAGGATGTACTTGATGATATTGCCCTTCTAACGGGTGCTACTGTTATTGATGAAGGTTTGGGAGACTCTCTAGATAATATCACCCCAGAAGTGTTAGGAAGAGCCGATAAGGCCATCATAGATAACGACGGGACTACTCTAGCTATTGCAGAAGCAGCAGAAGGAGTTAAAGAACGCGTAGAGTATTTACAATCTCAATTAGATGAAGACGAACATCACGTTATGCGACCTCACTTAGAAAGCAGATTAGCTATTCTAAACGGAGGCGTATCTATTGTTTATGTAGGTGGTGACACTGAAGTAGAGGTTTCTGAAAAGAAAGATAGAGTAGATGATGCTATACACGCAGTTCGGGCCGCTAAGAAGGAGGGTATACTTCCTGGAGGTGGTTCAGCTTTATGTTTCTTATCTAGTACCCTAAAAGCTAACACAGCCAATAAAGGTGAAGAGATTGGAGTGGAGATTATAAAAAGAGCATTGCATTCACCATTTGTACGCATCTTAAATAACGCTGGTTTAGATCCAGCAAGTTATAAAGACTTAGATAAATGGGGAGCAGGAGTAGATGTGACTGACGGAAAGATTAAAGACATGCGTAAGGCAGGTATTATTGATCCAGTGTTAGTTACTAAGTCTGCACTACAAAATGCAGTTTCGGTAGCAACAACTATTCTATCAACTGATTGTGTAATTTCAAATATTAGAGATTATGAAAGCAATAGGTAATTACATTATAATTTCCGAAATAAAGGAAGAAATACAAAAAACAGAAGGTGGGCTACTTTTAGCAGAAAACCACAGAGAAGATATAAGATACCGCACCGCTGACGTTGAGTCAGTGGGCGTGCGTGTTGAAGGTATTGTAGAGGGAGACAAGATATACTACGATCGTATTGCTGGCCATAATATTGAAATTAATAAAAAAATATTTAAAGTTATACAAGAGCAGGATGTTATTATAGTTTTGTAATGGACAGAAATGACTTTTTAGAAAGAGGTGAACTCAAAGTTGATTTTCTTAAATATTATAGACTTGTTTCACGCTGGGCTTGTAAAGAAAATAATATATCTATTTCAGATTTGGAATTGTTATTTTATCTAGATCCTATAAAATACTTTACAATAAAAGATTTTCAAAACGGTACCATGTATTACCATTGGGACCGCCAACGCTTTTACAGAATACAAAGAGAAGGTTGGGTAGAGAAAATACATAAAGGGAATGGTCGCTTAGGTGATCATAATAAATATAAAGTATCCGTAAAAGGCAAGAGGCTGATTAATAGGATATATAAAATATTAATTGGTAAAGAGGACATGCCTATATCGGCTAAGAGAAGCAAGATTGGAAAAAGATCTACTTATGTTGATAAGGTGTACGCTAATGCCATAGATAAATTTAACAAAGACAAATTATAATGGCTAGAATATCCACCTATAATAAAGACCAAGTAATACAAGGCTCTGATAAAGTAATAGGAACAGACGGAATTACCGGGGAAACATTTAATTACGAAGTAGCAGATTTAGCTTTAACGATTGCCGAAGAGAATACCTATGTCGAAAATATTACAGAAAATGCTAGTGTTTGGAATATAGAACATGACCTAGGTAGATTTCCCGCGGTTCAAGTGGTAGATACGGGAGGTTCAGTAGTAATAGGTGATATACAGTACGTAGATCAAAATAATATAACAATAACATTTTCAGCTCCGTTTCAAGGAACGGCTTACTTAAACTAAAAAATCATGGCAGTAAAATACTTATCGGATTTAAATCTAAATAAAAATGAGCTACAGCTAGCTAGAATACACAATCTAGCCACGGCACCAGGCGCAACAAACAATGACGATCATGGACTTCTGTATTATAATACAGGTGATGACAAATTGTATATGTGGAATGGTACCGCATTTATAGATGTAAGTGGAGATATAAAATCTGTTGCGTCAGCTACAACTGATCAAATTACAGTTGCAAACCCAACTGGTCCAAACCCAATTATAAGCGCAGTACTTGGAACCGTCGCTGGCAATAGCAATGGTCTTCTTAAAGGCTCAACTGTATTTGATTATTTATACGCAGATCCACAAAGAATAACAGTAGCAGGCACAGCTAATGAAACTACAGTTGTAACAAATAATACTAATAATGATAAATTACAACTTGGTAATACGTTAACTATAGGTTTACCAGATGATGTAACAATCGGAAACGATTTAACAGTAAATGGTGATTTAATTGTAAACGGTTCAACAACCACAGTAAATAGCACTACAGTTACGATTGATGACCCTGTATTTACACTGGGAGGTGATGCTGCGCCTACGTCTGATGACAACAAAGACAGGGGTATTGAATTTAGATACCATGACGGAACAAACGCTAAGCTAGGGTTTTTTGGATATGATGATTCTACAGGATCATTTACTTTCTTAACAACCGCAGCTAATAGCTCTGAAGTATTTAGCGGTACTAAAGGTAGTTTAGATATTGGTGATATAAAATTATCAGGTAGCATAAAAAACTATGATGGTGCTGTACCCACAAATGGTCAGATTCTCGTAGGAAGCACTACCAACGGAGACATGCAACTGGCTACAATTACTGCAGGTGACGGGATAGATGTTACAAATGCAGCTGGATCAATAACTATAGCAACGGAGGCTGCTAGTGCTACTAATCCAGGTGTTGTTGAGCTTGCTACAACAGCAGAAGCATTAGCTGGTACAGATACAGGAAGAGCTGTTACTCCGGCTGGTTTAGCCGCAAGAAGTTTTGTTGGTACTGTTGGAGACGGATCAGCAACTAGTATAGGGGTATCTCACGGCCTTAACACTAGAAATGTTATGGTTCAGTTGTATGACGCTGCAACATTCGATACGGTTATAACAGATGTTGTTAGAACTAATAATACTACTGTTACTCTAACTTTTGCTACTGCACCTACAAGTAATGCTATAAAAGTGCTTATTACAAAAATAGACTAATTTAATATATAAAATATGCCTGTAAAATTTAAAAACAGTATAAACATAAATGACCAGTATACTCTACCTACTCAGGATGGTACAAGTGGGCAAGCGTTGATTACTGATGGTTCAGGTAATATATCTTTTAGTTCTACTGGTGTTCCTGCTCCCCTATATATTGACTATACTAACAACAGGTTAGGCATAGGAACTGCTAGTCCTAGTCGTAAGCTAGAAGTATCAGGTGGATCTGGAGATGATGTTATAGCTTTATTCAAAACAAGCGGCACTGGAGTTAGTGATTATTCAGAAATACAAATAGCAAATAATAATAATGACAGATTAGTATTAGGGTCTATAGGCTCAAATTATAGCAATACATCTTGGGCTGGAATGCGCTACGTATATGCAACTCAAGGTGACTTAGGTCTAAAAGCAATAAGTGCTACAGGTAATGTAAGAATATATGCAGGTAGTGCTAGTGCGGAACGCATGCGTATCACTTCTTCAGGTAACATTGGTATTGGAACTGATAGTCCTGGCGCTAAGTTAGATGTTGATGGTGATATTCATTCAACAGGTACAGTATCTGCTGCAAACATTACTTTATCAGATAAAATTACACACGACGGTGACACAAATACTCACATCAGACTCAAAACCGATGAAATAGTATTTACTGCAGGGGGAACACGAACAGTAAATATAGAGAGTGGTAATCTTACTATTAACGATACCGGTGCTGATTATAACTTCAAGGTCGAATCAGCCAATAGTGCTCATATGTTAGTTGTAGATGCTAGTGAAGATAGAGTGGGTATTGGTACTAATAGCCCTACAGGTAGACTTAGTGTAGAGGGTAATATAACATCCTCAGGTCACATAGCGATAGAACATAGCGATGTTGCTCAAGACATAGTAGTTAAAGTAATAACTAAAACCGCAGCTCACCCAGAGTATGGTAATGGAAGTTCTTCAGGTTACACTATAGATGAAATTGAGGGAGCATATTTAGAATTTACACCTGGCAATACATATAAGTTTGATCAATCAGATAGTTCTAATAGTGGTCATCCTTTAAGATTTTATGAGGACGCTGCTAAAAATACCGCTTATACAACAGGCGTAACTACAAACGGTACACCCGGTAGCTCAGGAGCATATACTCAAATAATACCGACTATATCTACTCCTCCTGTTTTATTTTATCAATGTAGTGCACATCCTCTTATGGGTAGCTATACTAAATTTGGCACAGGAACTATTGGAGACACTTATACTATTAATGCTACCACAAGTGGTGTCAACGTTAATTTAAACTTAGACGCGGCTGGCGGAACAGATTCATTAGTTCAACTTACTTCTGGACAAAATATTGCTTTAACTAGAAACAGTGGAACACAGGTTACTATAGATGCTGATACCTACGATTTAGGATCAGCTCAAAATAACGCTAATGTAAATTTAAATCTAGCATCTGGTACAGGTAATGACAACTCAACCGTGCAGCTTAACGCCGGATCTAATATAACTCTTACTTCAAGTAATGATGTTGTTACAATAGACGCGGCAGCAGGGCTATCTGGAATAACAGTACAAGAAGAAGGTTCGTCTTTATCAACTTTAGCCACTTCATTAAACTTTGTGGGAGATGGGGTAACAGCTACCGGAACCGGTGGTGCAAAAACTATCACCGTAACAGGTGGAGGCGCAGGTGGATCATCAACATTATATAGAGACACATTTAGTGGTAATGGTACTACGACTGGATTTACTTTAGGTAACTCTGTAGCTAATGAAAACTTAACACAAATATACATAAGCGGTGTATACCAATTTAAAGATGGATATACTGTTAATGGAACAGGTATAAATTTTTCAACAGCTCCTCCAGCGGGTACTAATAATATAGAGGTTATTTCTGTTGGAGCAATTGCTGTTTCAGACGAAGGCACGCTTTCTAGGAATAATTTTGTCGGTGACGGATCTACAACTCAGTTTACTTTAGACGTATCACCAACTTCAGAAGATTTAACTTATGTGTTTCTTCAAGGTGTATACCAAGAGAAATCAACCTATAGTTTATCGGGAAACACATTGACGTTTTCTACAGCACCCCAAAGTGGATATACATTTGAGGTAATGTCTTTAACTGCTACCAACCTGTCACAGGTAACTTATTTAGCTAATGATAATTTTACAGGCACGGGATCACAAACAACTTTTACTCTTGTAAACGGAACGCCAACAAATAAAGCGTTCACTATGGTTTTTCTTTCTGGTGTATACCAACAGAAATCTACATATAGTTTAACTAGCGGAGCTATTGTTTTTAGTACAGCACCTGCTAATAATGATACAATAGAAATTGTTTCAATAGGCAATGGTGGTCTTATTGGTGCTTCTATAAACGACGCTAATAGTGCTAAATACAATGTAAGTGTTATAAATAGCAGTATTACAGCTTCGGCTGGATCAGTTTATGTATTTACGGCTAATCTAAATTTAACACTACCTCCAAATCCTTCTGCTGGAGAAAGTATAAAAATATCAAATAGATCTGGTGTTGATACATGCCAACTTTTAAGAAATGGCAGTAGAATATTAGGTGCAGCGGCGGATTTAACTTTAGATACTATTGGAGCAAGCTTTGAATTAATATATTCAGATGCAACTAATGGTTGGATAATAATAGGACAATAATATGGGAAATTTATCAGATCACTTTTCAGGTGGCGGTGGCGGCGGAAGTAATATTTTAGAGTATATAGAATATATGGCTGACGGAAGAGTCATCACTACGACTAAAGGAGATGTTACCGTCCAAAACGTAACGAATTACACAGATATATCTACCTCTTATGTAGATTTAACAGGAAGTGTAATTGAATATCAACCGCCTGATGACACAAAATATGTGCATTTCCAAGTTGAATTCAAAACATTATACAAGGATGCTAATAATATTGGACATTTTTATGCATATATTGATAATTCTTCTGGTACCGCTACTAAATATACTGAAAGCAGAGCTAGTTTTTATAATACTAATCATTATGACAATTGGCACATATTAAAATGTACGTATACTGTTGGTGAAGACACAGAAGATATAGCAAATGGGAAGATAGGAACATGGGACAGCCCAAGAACAATGAAGTGGATGTGCAGAGAATATAGTTCATCTTATGAATGGTATTTAAATAGAGTATATCATATTGACGGAGGCGGCTCTTATGATTATTCTAAACCTGTCGTAACTATAATAGCAACAAAATAATGGCAAATACATACACATATAGCGTTGCGTCTTTAAAAAAGACAGATGAGGTTTATCCAAGTGTAGTAAAAAGCGCTGTAATAAATGTTGTTGCTTCAGATGGAACAAATCAGGTAAACGATCAAATAGAAATTATATTTGGTGAAATTATTGGTGGACCATCAATAGAGTTTATAGAGTATACAGATTTAACAGAACAAAATATTATAGATTGGGCTACTAACGATCCTGTATTATTAATGATACCAAAGCAATTAGATAAAAAATTAATTGAGTTGCCACAAGACTCAATTAATTCTAATTTTCCCTGGTCATGATAGGTGCTTCACAGCTTGTTAACAGCAAGCTTGTCCCAGAACCTTATAACGGTCAATCAGCAGCATCGGCATATATATCTTATGATCAAGTTGCAAATGACGGTGGATCAAATGGGCTTCGTTGGTTTAATGACGGAACACGCACTAAACAAATGTATTTTGACATTGACGGAACAGAAAATGGAACAGGTACAGCTGGGTGGGCAAGATGGGATAGTAATGTAGGCGGTCAATACGAAGGTAGTGAATGCGTTTTAGCAGATACTGGGATTACTTCTGCTGGCTTAATATCGATTAGAGCTGGTAATTCTCCAACTGGAGCTTACTCAAGCCAAGGTAATCATAGCGGTTCGCATGGTGCATGCGGTATTGGTGGTGGAAATTATGTTAGAGCAAATAAAATAGCTTTTAGCGATATATATTTTCCAGGCCATACAGGCTACTATAAATCTAATAGATTTTATGTTTATAGTGCACCTACAACTTTAAGGAGTGATTGGAAAGGAAATCAATCAGGAAATTGCGGATCGTATTATCCTGGTACATGCGCTTTCCCAAATCCAGGGTCTGCTGTATATGACCTTTATATGAACAGCACCTCTTCTCCTAATCCTGATTCGAGTTGGAACGATGCAAATAAAGCTACATATGGAATAAAAAACGGGTATGTTTATCATCTTAATGGCGATTCAGATAAAACTTTTCATTGGGGTCAAATAAATTATTCAAGTACAAATAGCAAAGTTCAAATGAAAGTTTGGTTTAAATTTTAAAATATGTCAAGAACAAGAATAACCTCAAGTGTAATATCGGATGAGTTCCAGACAGCCCATTCTTTAACGCCAGGGGCCACTGTAGATTTAGATTTTAATTCTGCGCAGGTATTTACTTTAGTACCGAATCAAAATACTACTTTTACCTTTAGTGATTTTTCTATTGGAATGGTAAAGATATTAAGAATAAACGGCACGGGCGCATCCAAAACATTAACTTTTCCAACGGAAGCTATTTTATTAGGCGGCGCATACGACGATGCCTCTAATGTTAAGAACTTTATACAAATAGTATGTACTAATGACGCTGGCAATGGCGAATTTTTCTACACTATATCAAAACCTAGTTAATTATGGCGCAAACTAAATACAGAGGTGGGCAGCTTGGTAACGAATTTACAGCAGCAGTCTCGTTGACGCAATCATCGGGTACTGTAAATATAGATTGGTATACAAGCCAAATATTCAACTTTACAGCAACAGAGAATATTACTCTTAATATGCAAAACGTTATTACAGGAATAACAAAACTGATTGTAGTAACAGGTGAAGGGCAAAACAACACACTAACGCTTAACATAGAAGGAAGTGCAGGCACTTTTAATCACCTTGGAGGTGATTATGTTGATACTGCAGGCACTAAAAATCTTATACAAGTAACTGCTGTTGACAATACAGAATTTTGGTATACCATATCACAAATACAGACATAATATGTATGGACAAATACAACAACTAGTAAGAAAACTGCGATGGAAAGTACCATATACATCTCCGGTAACGTATACAACGAGCCCTGTAGTAAGTACAACTAAAAGTACTAGCTCTTCCACCGTTACTTCTTATAATACGGTAACGCCAACACCGTATACTACGTGGTCTGTTACTGTCTCAACACAATATAGTCGTAGTACATCAACCACAATGAGTACCACGTGGTCTGCTTCAAGAAACACCACATATAGTAATAGTACCACCGCATCGACGTCACGGATAGAATCTAGAACCGGGAGTAGAAGTACAAGTTACTCAGCTAGTAGAACTACAGCTTTCTCAGGTAGTAGAAATACAGGATACACAACATCTTGGACATATTCAGCAATTACAGCCTACTCAGAATCAGGCAGTAGAGCAACAAATTATCAAACTAGTAGGTATACCGATGGAGGTAACGCCGGAGGTGGTGGTTTTGGCGGTGGTTTTTATTGCGTAGTAGAAGGATCTCTTGTTCATATAAACGAAACCGATACAGTACCAATAGAAGCATTACAAGTAGGGGATCAGGTATACAGTAAAAGTGGTAACTTCAATACTGATGACGAAAACTTGATGCACGAATTTTCTAATACTGCTATTGCGGGCGAACCTCAACAAGCGACAATAACAGAAATATATCAAGGTACTTCTAGTAATGTTATAAGTATAAATAACGGGCTTTTTAAAGCAACCAAAGATCACTTTATGCTCGTTAAGCAAGAAGACAAGGATGCATTGGTTGCATGGAGAATCAGACCGCTGTATATATGCTTAATAGGCGATCACTTTATGGATGTGGATGGTAATGAAGTTGAGATAACTTCTATTGATGAATTAACCGAGGAATTTAATGTGTGGAAAATTGATACAGAACCCGCTGATGTTTTCTATTCTAACGGTATTTTAACACACAATTCAGTTCCTATAAATAACTTGTAATATGCCAAATACTTATTATACTACAGGTAGGTCTACATCTTATAGTCAATTAACAACTAGATCTACTAATAAAACAACAACACAGGCTACATCAAGATCAACGGGTTTTTCGGGAAGTAGAAGCACAAGTTATTCAGCTTCTAGAAACACTAGTTATTCATATAATATTAGTACAGCTTGGAATACAGTAAAAAGCACTTCATATTCACAGAGCACGTCATTTACAACTTCGTCTACAACTTCCTCAGTATGGAATACTACTTGGTCAGCAAACACAACAAAAGATACTTCGCTGTACACCGACGTGAGTAATCAGACGTCACATGTTACAGCAACTAGTTGGAATTACCAACAAGCTACTCAGTACCCATCTACCACTATATCAACGAATACAACATTATATCGTCAAACTGGTTTTGAAGGTTTTTAATCAAATTAAATCAAATATATGGCATGCAAAATAGATCGCAGTAGACCTGCCCCGTATTGCGCCGCTCCTTTCTTATCTCCAGCAATAACCCCGGATGGTTTTAAAATGTGTTCATCGCCTTCAGCTAAATCATTTCCAAATATAGAATTTTGGAACAGTGAATACATGCAGAACATAAGAGAGCAATGGATGAATGACACTGTGCCTACAGATTGTGAAAGTTGTTATTTAAACGCTAAGCCTGTACAAGGCACCAGTCGTATACCTAATGAAGGCAAAATAATACCGCTAAATTTTCAACATCTGTATTTAGCGAGATCTAATAGATGTGACCTAGCTTGTGAAATGTGCTCTGCAACTATATCACATACCTGGGATAAAGTATGGGGAGATGGTAAAGTCGGTATAATAGATAACGAATTTGACTTAACTCCTTACTTATGGGAAACTAAAAATATAGCTATTTCTGGGGGTAACCCAGTTTTAGACGCTAAGATTAATGATATAATCGAAGGCTTAGATAACAATGTGGTAGAAAGATTCTTAATAACTAGTAATGGTTCTGTTTTCCCAGACAGAATGTTAAACAAAATAATTGATAAAAAATTAAAATGCGAGGTACTTTTAATATTTTCTATTGATGGTCCTAAAGCTTTTAATGAGAAAGCAAGACTAGGAGCTAAACAAGAAAGAATTTATAAGACTATAAATGGTGTTATAAATAAAATAAAACATATTGATAATATAAAGATATGCATAGAAACAACAGGGACGAATGAATCTGTTATGCATTTAGTAGAATTGTATGAAGAAATTCTTAAAAATATTGTTTTAAAGGGATTGCATGGTCCTTATATGATTGGTAATATATGTTGCCACCCCGAAAACTTAGCACTGCAAAACGCAGATGAGGCTACTTGGAAATATATGGAGGGTGAGCTTTTTAGGTTTTTTATAAAAAGAAAAGATCAAACACCTTTGGCAATGCAATTTTTTGATATGGTTAATAAATTTTGCGAAGTTGTTGATCAAGCAAGAAAAAGAAATAATAAAATTAAATCAAATTAAATATGGAGATGTTTCATCCAGATTCTCTATTAGAAAGAATAGGACCTGATCTTTTAAAAGCTAAAAATTTACGTAAATTAATAGAGGTAGAAGAATACGCATTAGACAAAATAAAAAATAAATACAATTGGGAATACGCATACGACGTAATTGCTAATGAAGTACCATACTTTAAAACTATGGGCTACACCGAGTATGCTACTAATTTTTTATTACAACCACTAACTTTATCGCTTAGAGATGATTCTATTAAAGATGCATACTACGATACAACAAGTGAAATATTTGATTATGCTCAAATGTTTAGAAATAATGTAGACAATAATATAGCTAATAAATACCAAAAAAGATCGGACTCAACAAAAGAGTTTCCTACTAAAAAAATATTAGTTGTATTACCTGGCACGAATAAAATAAAAAAGAACGTGTGCTTAAACAAGCTGAAAGCTATAAAGAAAAAATATGGCGAGGGTGTTAACTTTAAGCCACACCCTATAACTATGCACGCTACTATTGGTGAACTAAAAGATCTTTTTGGAGAAGATTGCATTTTACCAAGAAACGCTGATATGTACTTATACATGAAAGCCGCTAATAAGGTATATACAACTCACATGAGCGAAAGTGCTGTATATGCGCTAGCTTTAGGAAAAACGATTGAACCTATAGATGTACATAATGAAGTACAGACTTCTTCTTTTTATAGTATAAATTCTATACTGTTTAGATGTCAATCCGAAGGAGACGAAGCGATCAATAGAATTTTTTCAAGTTATAAGTCTGGTATAGTGAATATTGATTTAGAAAAAGATTGGAAAAAGAAACTAGATAAGTATTTTGAATACGCCAACTTATACAGAGAGAGCTGCAAAGGATGGTACATTATAAGAGATAAAAAAGATGAGCAAAAAGAAGTTTAAAGACACAAACGTTGGTAAGTTCTTACTACAAAAGATTCCCAGCGTTGTAGGCGCTATAGCAGGTGACACACCTGTTGGCTCTGTAATACAAGCTATAATCGGTGGAAGTGAGATGTCGCCAGAAGATAAAAAGATTGCTCTTAAAAAGTTAGATATTGAAAGGGCGGAAATTGATGGAACAACAAGGAGATGGGTAGCAGATGCAAGATCAGGAAACTGGCTTGCCGCTAATGTAAGGCCGCTAACATTAATATTTTTAGTAATAGCATATGTTGCTGGTTGGTATATGGGTTATCCATTAGATGATATAACGGGATTATTAACAATAGTCATCGGGGGCTATTTTGGATCGAGAGGTGTTGAAAAAGTATTCGGAAATAACAAGCATAAATGACATTAACAGATTTAAAAGTATACGGATTGAATTCAACGGCACTAGTTGCTAGCACAGAAGCGGTAGGGATAAACCCAATGTTGCAGACCGCAGTATTAATATTAACTATAATTTATACAAGTATAAACATATACAAAAAAATAGGAGATAAATGAAATTAAAATACTTTACAGATAGTCAAGACTTTAAGGGTAACATGGACAAAATGGATCTTATCTTATTAGGCAAGCTAGACGCTTTAAGAAAAGAATATGGATTTCCTATAATCATAACCTCTTCTTACAGATCACCAGAACACCCTATAGAAGCTGCTAAAGCTAAACCAGGCGAGCATGCTCATGGTGCAGCTGTAGATATAAAGTGCGTTGGAGGTGAGGCTACCTTTTTATTAGTCAAGGCAGCTATTAAAATAGGTTTTACTAGAATAGGAATTTCCAGAAAAAGTGGGTTTATACATTTAGGTATTGGTTACCCAGGTGCACCGTCTACTACTATATGGACATATTAAAATAAATTTAATGAAATTAATTAGAAAAATAAGTGTTGGTCAAGATTATAAAAACGAGGCTATGCACTATGCTGTTGGGCAAGAAGTTTACGGAGGTCACAAAATATGTGATATACTAGAAGAAGATGGAGCATATAATATATATATTGAAAAGAAAGGGGCACAGCTTCCTTGGAAAAACTTTAATAAAAATATGGCTATATCAATAGAATACAATTTAGATTATTAAATGAGATCACTATACAATTATATTATATCAACAAATAGCCGATACGATAATAAAGTGTCTGTTGGCAACAAAGAGTTAATTCTTAATACAGAAATAACAGAAAGAGATTACTTGTTCGTTAATAGGATAGGTACTGTAATCAACGCACCTATAAATATAAAAACACCTATAGAGCCTGGAAACGAAGTTATTGTACATCACAATGTATTTCGTAGATGGTATGATGTTAGGGGAAACGAACGTAACTCAGGTAATTACATAAAAGAAGATACTTATACGGTTTCTGAAGAACAGATATTTGCATACAAGCAAAATGGTAAATGGCATTGTCCTATACAGTATTGTTTTGTAGAGCCAATAGAGAGTGAAGACGAATGGAGCACCGAGAGCGAACAAAAACTTACAGGGAGGCTTACATATACAAACGACTACTTAAGTTCCTTAGGGTTGTCCTGTGGAGACGTGGTGGGGTTTACGCCAAATTCAGAATATGAGTTTAACATAGAAGATAAAAAATTATATAGAATTTTATCAAAAGACATTACTATCAACTATGGACATAAAGAAAACAAAACTACTACTGCTTGAAGCCGCTGAAAACTCAATCAACGAGCTTATAAAAGTAATGAATAAAAAAATGAACTCTGAAGAGATAGATCCTGAAAAGGTAAAAGTATCTGCTTCAGCTTATAGGCTTGCAATGGATGACGCAATGGCTATGATAGATAAAGTAGAAGAACTAAAAGCTACAGGAAAAAACAACAAAGAAACTAACAATGATTTCTTTGGTGTTGAGTCCCACGTTAAATAATGTATAAACAACAATTATACTCAATACAAACGTCTCACTTACAACAAAAGTACGTTAAAAAATTAAATAAATCCAAGTCATTCAAATATGGGTTTAATGAAGATCTAGACTGCGTTGTTATAAGTAAGAATGGACAGATAGGTGAAATATATGCTATACAAGGTTTGAAAATAGCACTACCGCCTGAGCCAAAAGAAATTGAATCGAATAGCAAAGTTCCAGAAGAACAAGTTTTTACACGAACTAAAAAGCCTGAAACGCTGGGGAAAATAAAAACATTATATGATTTTAAAAAGTATCCAGAAAACATTAAGGAAAAGTACTACGACTATATTAGTAATGAGTATAATAAGCGTAGTGATGGCCACTGGTTCATGTGCAACGGTAAAAGTCAATACATTACCGGTTCGCATTACGTCTACCTCAACTGGACTAAAATTGATATTGGGCTCCCCGACTTTCGACAAGCAAATAGGATATTATACATATTTTGGGAAGCTTGCTGTGCGGACGCCAGAAGTTACGGAATGTGTTACCTTAAGAATAGACGATCCGGTTTTAGCTTCATGGCAAGTTCAGAGACTGTCAACCAGGCCACATTATCTAGGGACTCTAGATTCGGAATACTATCGAAGTCAGGTGCTGATGCTAAAAAGATGTTTACAGACAAGGTTGTACCAATATCAACAAACTACCCATTCTTTTTTAAACCGACCCAAGATGGGATGGAACGTCCAAAAACGGAGTTATCCTACAAAGTACCGTCTAAGCGGCTCACGAGAAACTCGATTAAAGAAACCTCAGAAGATGAACAGGCAGGGCTTGACACCACGATCGATTGGAAGAATACCGGTGACAACTCCTACGATGGAGAGAAACTCAAATTACTCGTCCACGATGAATCGGGTAAATGGGAGAGACCGGACAACATCCTCAACAACTGGAGGGTCACGAAGACGTGCCTTAGGCTCGGAGCAAAAATAGTTGGTAAATGCATGATGGGTTCTACCTCTAATGCAATTAAAAAAGGAGGAGGTAACTTTAAAAAACTATATTATGATTCAGACGTCAACAAGCGAAACCGCAATGGGCAGACTGCTAGTGGATTATATTCTTTGTTCATACCTATGGAATGGAATTACGAGGGATTCATTGATAAATATGGATTTCCTGTCTTCGATAATCCAGAAAAACCAATTGAAGGAATCGACGGAGAACTTATCTATTCTGGAGTTATCGAGCATTGGGAGAATGAAGCAGATGGACTTAGAGATAATAACGATGGACTAAATGAATACTATAGACAGTTTCCAAGAACAGAGAAACACGCTTTCAGAGATGAAATAGCAAAGTCTTTATTTAATCTAAATAAAATATATGAGCAAACTGATTTCAACGAAGACTTAAATAGAGAAGGTTATATAACTACCGGATCTTTTAGTTGGAAGAATGGAGTTAAAGATTCTGAAGTTCTATTTTCCCCTAATAAGAGTGGTAGATTTAGATTGTCTTGGATACCTCCTGTTGGTATGCAAAACAACGTGATAATTAAAAATGGTATAAAATACCCAGGTAATAAAGATGCAGGTGCTTTTGGTTGTGATAGCTATGATATTAGTGGAACAACTGATGGTAGCGGTTCAAATGGTGCATTGCATGGATTAACAGCTTACAGTATGGTGGCTGAGGTTCCTAGCAGTCAATTCTTTTTAGAATATATAGCTAGGCCACAAACTGCTGAAATATTTTTTGAAGATGTTTTAATGGCAATGATATTTTATGGCATGCCAATATTAGCGGAGAATAATAAACCTAGATTATTATATCATATTAAAAGAAGAGGTTACAGGGGCTACTCAATGAACAGACCTGATAAATCCAGGAATAAACTTTCTGTAACAGAAAAAGAATTAGGTGGTATACCTAACTCTTCGGAAGATATTAAGCAAGCGCATGCTGCTGCAATTGAGAGCTACATAGAAGACCACGTTGGTCTACGGGAATCTGGTGAATACGGAAGAATGTATTTCCAAAGAACCTTAGAAGATTGGGCAGGGTTTGATATTAATAATAGAACAAAATTTGATGCATCTATAAGTTCTGGCTTAGCTATAATGGCTTGCCAAAGACATTTGTATGCATCAAAAACGAATAGAGAGGTTAAGAAAATTGATTTTGGCTTTTCTAAATATAACAATACAGGATCAAACAGTAAAATAATACAATAGAAATGGCAGAAGCTATAGGACAAGTTACCCAATTTCCCAGCCAATCGGTTGACGATGCTACTAAGAGTAGTAAGTCATACGGAATGGAAGTGGCACAAGGTATTCAAAACGAATGGTTTAGAAAAAATTCTGGATCAGGTAGGTTCACTCAGAATCAACGTGATTTTCACAAATTAAGATTATATGCTAGAGGCGAGCAATCAACTCAAAAGTATAAAGATGAATTTTCAATTAATGGAGATTTATCATATCTTAATTTAGATTGGAAACCAGTTCCAATTATACCCAAGTTTGTGGATATTGTAGTGAATGGGATGCAAGATCGTTTATTTACTATAAAAGCTTTTGCTCAAGACCCAACTTCAATTAAAGAAAGAACAACCTTCGTTGAAGGAATCCAGGAAGATATTATAGCTAAAGATTTTATTGAAGAGATAGACAAAGTTTTAGGTGTTGACACTAGAAACGTAAAAGATGCAGAAGCTCCTTCCTCTAAAGAAGAATTAGAGTTACATATGCAGATAGCATATAAACCATCAATTGAGATAGCTCATGAGCAAGCTATGGATAACGTTTTTAAAAGGAATAACTATCCTGAACTTAAAAAGCGGTTAGATTATGATCAAGCTGTTATTGGTATTGCTTGTGCAAAACACACTTTTAATAATACCGACGGTATAAAATTAGAATATGTTGACCCTTCTAATTTAGTCTATTCGTATACAGAAGACCCAAATTTTGAAGATGTTTATTATTTTGGTGAAATAAAACAAATTAAAGCTAACGAACTAAAAAAGCAATTTCCTGGACTATCTGATGAAGAATTTGCTGATTCAATAAAAAAATCTAGTAACTATAATAACTACGATTACACAACTAATGATAGCGCTAACAATTCAGATTCTAATACATTAACTATACTGTATTTTAATTGGAAGACCTGGGAAAAAAGTGTTTATAAAATTAAAGAAACATCAACTGGAGCTAAGAAAGCAATTAAAAAAGATGATACATTTGATCCCCCCAAAGATCAAAGAGCTAGATTTGAAAAAGTAGCTCAGGCTAGAGAAACTATATATGAAGGTGTAATGGTTCTTGGAGCTAATAAATTGTTAAAATGGCAAAAAGCATCCAATATGGTTCGCCCAGATTCAAATGTTAGCAATGTAATGATGAATTATGTAGTTAGCGCACCTAGAATGTACAAGGGTAAAATTGAAAGTTTAGTAAGCAGAATGGTTACTTACGCAGACTTAATACAACTTACGCATTTAAAATTACAACAAACAATTCAAAGAATGACCCCGTCTGGCGTTTATTTAGATGCAGATGGCTTAGCCGAAATTGATTTAGGTAACGGTACTAATTACAATCCCCAAGAAGCACTTAATATGTACTTCCAAACAGGTTCTGTTATAGGTAGATCTATGACTGTTGATGGCGAAATGAATGCTGGTAAAGTTCCAATTCAGGAGTTACCTGGTGGGGGCGGGCAGCAAACTCAGCTATTAATTCAAGCATATAATTATTACTTGAACATGATACGCGATGTTACTGGATTAAATGAAGCTAGAGACGGAAGTGACCCAGATCCCTATGCTTTAGTAGGAGTTCAAAAACTTGCAGCAGCAAATTCAAACACAGCTACTAGGCATATACTGCATAGCTCTTTATATATAACAGCTACTCTTGCAGAAGCTATATCAATAAGAATAAAAGACGTGTTAGAGTTCCACCCTCAAAAAGAGGCTTTTATAAACGCAATAGGAAGATTTAGCGTTGGAGCCTTACAGGAACTTGATTCCTTACATTTGCATGACTTTGGCATATTCTTAGAACTAGACCCAGATGAGGACGAAAAACAGCTTGTGGAGCAAAACATTCAAATGGCATTATCAAAAGATCAAATACATTTAGAGGATGTTATTGATATTAGACAAATAAAAAACATAAAATTAGCTAATCAACTTTTAAAGTATAGAAGAGCTAAGAAGATGCAAAAAGATCAAGAGCGCGCTGAGCGTAACATCGCTGCACAATCGCAAGCTAATGCTCAAGCTGCTCAAGCTGCTGAAATGGCGAAAGCACAAGCAGAACAAATAAAATCAGAATCTAAAGTTCAGCTAGCTGAGGCACAAGTTAATTTTGACATTAAAAAATTAGAACATGAAGCTCAGACTAAGCGGGAGCTTATGCAATACGAATTTGATTTAAACATGAAGTTAAAACAAATGGAGCTAAACTCCAAAAAAGAAATTGATTTTCAAAAACCACCATCTAACCCAGAACCTAAAAAAGGTTTTGAATCTAGCGGTAATGACGTACTTGGTGGTATTGATTTAAGTGGATTTGAACCACGATAAAAATTATTAACTATTATATATTATTAAATTATGAGTGAATGGAAAATTAAGGGTGCTGTTGATAGCGAAGAAACTAAATCAGCACAAGAACAAGAACAAGCAGTGTTAGACACCGCCGTTGAAAAAGGCGAGATATCCCCTGAGTCAGCTGGAAAGAATGAAGACGAAGTTCCTGTAATAAACTTAGACGAGGTTAACAAAGTAGTTGAGCCTGTAGAAGAAGAGGAAAATACCGAAACAATAACAGAAGAAAATGTTAAAACAGAAGTAAGTGCTACTTCTGAACAAAACACAGAAGTAGAGACTACTCCTTTAGAGCTGATTACAGAAGAAGAAGTTGAAGAGGCAAAATTAGAAAAACCTAAAGTTGATGAAAATGCGACTAGGGTTAATGAACAGCCTCAACAACCAAAAGTTGAATTGCCAGAAAACGTTGATAAGCTTTTAACTTTTATGGAAGAAACTGGGGGTACTTTAGAGGACTACGTTAATTTAAACCGTGATATTTCGGCTTATGACGACGGGCAGGTATTGCGCGAATATTATAAACAAGCAAAACCTTGGGATAGTCAAGACATAAATGAGTACATGGAGGACCAATTTTCATTTGATGAAGATGATGACCCAAGAGAAATACGCTCAAAGAAAAGAGCATTTAAAGAAGAATTATTTAATGCAAGAAAGTTCTTAGAAGGAAACAAAGAGAAATATTATGCTGATCTCAAGTTGAGAAAGCAACAAGATATTCCTCAAGAGTACCAAGAGGCTTTTGCGTATTATAATGAAGCTCAACAAGGAGTTGAATTGAATAAACAACAAACTGAAACTTTTTTACAAAAAACAGATAATGTATTTGGCGAAAACTTTAAAGGTTTTGATTTCCAAGTTGGAGACAATAAATACCGATACAAAGTTAACAACGTTGCAGACACAAAAACGCAGCAATCAGATATTAACAATTTTGTTTCAAAGTTTATAGGTGATGATGGACAACTTAGTGACGCTAAGGGTTACCATAAAGCTTTATTTACAGCAAGAAACGCTGATAAATTGGCAGAACATTTTTATGAGCAAGGCCGTGCTGATGCTCTTCGCAACTCTGCAAGAGAAGCTAAAAATATTAATATGGACCCAAGAAAAGAAGGCGTTATTAAAACCAATACCGGACAAAAGTTTAAAGTTGTGACAGGAGATTCTAGTTCTAAGTTGAGAATGAAAATTAAACAATAAAAAAAAATTAAAAAATGGCTTTAACAAGTGGAATTAACAATTTAGTACCTTCTCCAACGAAAGGTTCTTTATTTCAAAACAACTACATTACAGACTTTAACTTTACAAAACAATTCTTACCTGACGTATACGAAAAAGAAGCTGAGATCTACGGAAATCGTTCTATCTCTTCTTTCTTACGTATGGTATCAGCTGAGATGCCTTCTACGTCTGATGAAATTCGTTGGGTAGAGCAAGGAAGATTACACGTAGCATACAACGATGTAGCACTAGTGGCTTCAACAGGCGTATTTACAGTAACACACCCTGCTAATCCTGATGGAACAGCTTTTGCTGCTTCTGGATCTGCTGCTATTCGCGCAGGACAAACTATCATGGTACAGGGTAAAACTTCTGGTGGAGTTGCTTCAGGACCAGTACTTAAAGGAGTAGTGGTTACCGCTGGGGCTGCCGCTGCAGGCGCAACTAGCACATTTACTGCACACTGTTATTCAGCTGCAACATGGGCTGCTTCAGGATTCGCTGTTACAAATGGTGTTAACGTATTAGTTTACGGTTCTGAATTTGCAAAAGGTACAGCTGGTATGGATGGTGCAATCGAATCTGATTACAGTTCATATACTAACAAACCAATCATCTTAAAAGACAACTACCAAGTAAGCGGTTCTGACACAGCTCAGATCGGTTGGATTGAAGTTGCTTCTGAGAATGGTGCAAGTGGATACCTATGGTACCTAAAGTCTGAGCATGAAACTCGTCAAAGATTTGAAGATTACCTAGAGATGTCTATGGTTGAATCAGTTAAGAAGGGTAGCACAGTACATGCAAACTTCCCAGGAAGTATTACTGGATCTGAAGGTTTCTTTGCAGCTCTTGAGTCTAGAGGAAATGTTTATACTGATCTTGCTGCTGATGCTGATACTATCGCTAGTTTCGATACTATCCTTAAGCAATTAGATAAAAACGGTGCTATAGAAGAAAATATGCTATACACAAACCGTGCTTTATCTCTAGCAATTGATGATGGTTTAGCTGCTAAAAATTCTTACGGTTCTGGAGGTACTTCTTACGGAGTATTCAACAACTCTGAGGATATGGCTTTAAACTTAGGATTTAGTGGATTCCGTCGTGGATCTTACGATTTTTATAAGACTGACTGGAAATACTTAAATGACTTCGGAACACGTGGTCAATTTGGAGATATCGAAGGAGCTCTTATCCCTGCAGGAACATCTACTGTGTATGACCAAGACCTTGGTAAAAACATCAAGCGTCCATTCCTACACATCCGTTATAGATCTTCTGAAACAGATGACAGAAAAATGAAAACTTGGATTACTGGATCTGTTGGTGGTGCTTACACTTCTGACATTGACGAAATGAGAGTTAATTTCTTATCTGAAAGATGTTTAATTACGCAAGGAGCTAATAACTTCTTCTTATTGAAAGACTAATTATTAATATAGCCCTCACTTCGGTGGGGGTTATTTTATTTTATTAAATTATATTATGAAAAACTGGGAATTAAAAGATAGAACTTATCTATTATCGGGTGGAATGAGTCCACTTACATACAAAATACGTAGCGTTGGAATGCTTTGGTTTGACGAAGATAAAAAAATCAACCGAGAATTACGTTACGCACCAAACCAAAAATCTTTGTTTGTAGACGAGCAAGATGACAGAGTTCAGATTGAGCATGTTATCTTCGAGAACGGAGCACTTTTTGTACCGCGTACAAATGTAGTATTACAACAGTTGCTATCTAATTATCATCCTG